TTATAATAATGCCATCAAAACTTGATTTATTGCATTATCGTTTACAAGCGATTTTGCGTGACTATAATATGCCTGACCTTGAATATCTTGGAGAACGTCCAAGTTACAAAACAGGTGAAAATGTACATTGGTATCGCATAGGAGAAGCAGAAGTGCCTATTGATGCGATTACCGAATTTGAAGCAGAAGAAGATGTTGAGGACGAAAGTGACCCCATTTGAGACTTACCGTACATACTTATCAATGAAAAGTCATTTTACTAACCCTAAATTTGATTTTTTTAAGTATGGTGGTAAATCTCGTGCAACTATGACTTCCTTTAATAAGAGGAAGGACAAATATTGGTTTGAAAAAACTTCTAGGAAATACTCTGATAAGGAGATAGTCGATTTCCTATTATCAAATTTTGTAAACGCTACTAACCCCCAAAATTTATGGATTGGAGAAATAATCAATTCTGGAGAAAGAACATATGCAGAATGGATGATGCGTCAACAGAGTTTGACTTACTTGTTCAAAGAACAACTCAGCGAATTACTATCGGAGAAGAACTTAGAAGAAGTGTTCAATTGCTCGATGGGACATCCCCTACTACTAAAAAAGTATCTGGGTGGAGAGATTTCGCTAGAAACACTTTCAATATTGGAAAAGGTATTCTCTTTCAAAAAAGATTTTGATAAGAAACTTACAGATCCTGTATGGGAAACCGTAAGTATGAAATTAAAAAAGTATTTACCTTTCCTAAATATTAATGTATTTCAGTTTAAAAAATTACTAAGGGACATAGTAAATGGGTGAATTTTTTAATTCAAAAATCATTAGAGACGAATTAACTGAAATTAATCGTCTACAAGAAGTAATCTACAATGCTGGATTTTCTTTTGATACAATGTCTCGTGAAGATCAATTGGAACATATTGAGAATCTAACTGAATTACTAGAAAAGCAAAGAGTTATGTATACTCGATTATCTTTATCAGATGATCCAGATGCTAAGAAAATGAAAGGAGATTTGGAGAAATCCGTTTCTGCTTTAGGATTTCCACCAGGTACAGATATATCTGTATTGTTTAATGGAATGACAAATACTATTGAGTCTCTTAAGCATCGTATTGACTAATCAGCATTTCTCTGCTATAATCTAAACATCCAATTAAATCCAAATTAATCCGAGGTAATCAATGTCGTTTGCTAATCTTAAAAAGCAATCCAAATTAGGCTCTCTTACACAAAAACTTGTGAAAGAAGTCGAAAAGATGAATAACACAGGTGGTCAAGGTGATGACCGTCTATGGAAACTAGAATGCGATAAAGGCGGTAATGGATATGCCGTTATCCGTTTTCTACCAGCACCAAATGGTGAAGATCTACCATTTGTAAAACTATACTCCCATGCTTTCCAAGGTCCTGGTGGATGGTATATCGAAAACTCTTTAACCACAACTGGTGGTAAAGATCCCGTTTCTGAGCACAATACTCTACTCTGGAACAATGGAACAGACGCAGGTAAAGATGCTGCTCGTAAGCAAAAGCGTAAACTTACATATATCAGCAACATTTATGTTGTAAAAGATCCAGCAAATCCTGAAAATGAAGGTAAGACATTCTTATACAAGTATGGTAAGAAGATCTTTGACAAACTCACAGCAGCAATGCAACCTGAGTTTGAAGATGAGGAAGCAATTGATCCATTCGATTTCTGGCAAGGTGCTAACTTCAAGTTGAAGGCAAAGAACGTTGCTGGTTATAGAAACTACGACTCTTCTGAGTTCGCTGCTGTAAGTCCTCTTCTTAAGGATGATGAAGCACTAGAAGCAATCTGGAAGAAAGAACACTCATTAGAAGAGCATGTAGCTGCTGATCAGTTCAAATCCTATGATGAACTTAAGACTCGTTTGAACTATGTTCTTGGTAACAAGACTACAGTTCGTCAAGATGTAGAAACTGTGGATGAAGATAATGATCGTGGTTCTGCAGAACAATTAGTTACTGCTTCTACTGCTAGTGCAGTAACAGGAGCTGTTACTGAAGATGATGACGAAACGTTATCGTACTTTGCTAAACTCGCTGCTGAATAACACGAGAAAGGGGTTCTAACGAACCCCTTTTTTAGTCTACGATGCTAATATTTTGAGTGCCTATTAGTGATGAATGTATATATTGAGAATTTCTATCATACTGCATTATTTCTTTTAAATTACTTAAGAATAGTTGTAAATATCCTTCACGTAAAACATCTATAGATCTTTTCTTTTCATTTTCAACAATTTCATAACTTAAATTGGATACTGCATAACCTAAACTATTTGATATTGATGCAGGTCCTGTACTATATTCTCCAATTTCATCTCCATTATTATCTTTCTGAGAATTAAAAGTTGTTATTTCTCCTGCTGTTGCATTAACCATACCTATTTCATCTTGAGTTATTGTTTCATTACCAGAATCTTTTATAAGTGTCCATTGAATTTGTGCTGAAGAACTATTAGGTCTTTTACCTGGACCATCTATTTTAAATTTATCATCTACCATAGATCCTTCAGGCATAACTAGATTTTGATTTTCATCCCTAATTTCATATGTTTCATAATGATGTGCTGCATTAAGATTTG